ATCTCTGACCCGCGCTTACGAATCGTAGGTACGATCTTCTGCCAGCTATCCTCGCTGACCTTCTCGCCCTCCTCAATGTAGAGGACGTCGATACCTTCGGTTGATTTGAACTTACCGGGGTCCGTCTTGATACCGGCGAAGAAGAATCGCGAGCCCGTGTGGCTCGTAATCGCCTTCTGCCCGACGTCAAAATACGCCGAGAGCTTCAACTCTTCGATCTGAATCGCGATGGTCTGGTGAACGGACTCCTGGATTGAAGTCTGATATTCACGGGCGCAGGCGAAGCGCAATTTACGCTTAGCAGCGAGCATCACGGCGACGCGCGCGAAACTCCAACTCTTCAGACCGCCGCGACCACCTTGCATGACTTTGTAGTCAGACGGGATCCAGTTCCCATTCGAGTCAAAGAAAAGGTCACGTACCTTCGGCGCTAGGAGTTGGGTCGCCGGGTCCGCCATTCGCAAATCCAATGTTGATGATCGGCGGGGCCAACGGCGCGCCGTCTTTGCCAGTCAGTTCGTGTTTGGTAGCGAACAACTTATGAAAATTGCCGAGCAGTGCAGCGGCGGCGAGTGCATTTTTTGCATCGAACGTGTAAGCCGGCGCCAACGATCCGTCGGCCTTTTCTGTCAGCACAGGCATGCCGAACTTGTCCAGTACCGGCGCTGTCTGCATGCACCGATCCATGGTTTCGCCAACCACTCGCAATATCTCCTGAGGGGTGCGACCTGCGGCCGCAACTGCCTCGAGCCTGCGCTCGTCGTACGCGGCAATCACCTCAGGCAGACGCAACAGCTTCCATGCCGCGCAGTCGGGACGCTTTGTATTCGGCCACACACGCCGATACGCTTCAGCCCCCACGCCGCATGCGACGTACTCATCAACAAATCGCTGGCGACGACGTTTCAGAGAGTGATAGGCGCTCGGCGCCTGTTCTTGCTCAGTCATCACCGAACCTTGATTCTCAACTTCGCAATCTTCTGTTGCCCGCCCGTGGTGAAGATCGTGCACAGCACGTCGTAATCCGTCCCCACGACCGAAGTCGTCGAGTCGATGATCAGATACGAGCGCTGCGTCAATATTTGCCCGCTGTCGAGCGCGATGCCGGTCGGTGCGCTGAAGGCAGAACTCGAAATCGTGTCATCGAGCGATACGGCACTCACCGCCTGTCCCTGCCACATGGCAGTCCCGTCGACCACGACGCCACCCGCGAAGGTGGGCCACAGCGGCTCAACCGCGCCGGTCTGCCCCGCCTGCGTACAGACAAACTCCAGTCCATTCGGGATCGTGGGGCGCAGCGCTTGATTCAACGTGGCGGCCGAGTTGGCTTCCCAGTTGCTCGCCAGCCAGTCTTCCCAGTTGACGCCGTACCACAGCTGCTCATCCACAGTTTGGAAGAATTCCGCGTATGCCACGCCTGCGCCACGGGGGGCGCGCAGCCAGCGGATGTCCGCGAATTCGCCGGGCGGTTGCAGCACAGTCAGAAGTCTCGCGGTGACCTGAGAGAAGCTCGAAGCGCTGGCCGCCAGCGTGACGTTGCCGTTGAGATTGGCGCTGGCCGAGGCGCGGGCGAATGCAAAGGCGCTGTAAGGCGCTATGGAGGTCGCCAAGACGGCGCTGACCGAACCTGCGGCCATCGCCGTGGCGCTCAGTCTCGTGCTGGTGGCAAGGGTGCCCTGTGCGCTCGCGAAGCCTGCGGCGCTCACCGAGAGAATCACCGAGCCCGCGAGGGCCGACGATGCGCTCGCCAGCCCCGTCGCTTGCGCGCTGAGTACAATCGAGGCGGTGAATGCGCCGGAAGCGTTCGCGGCGCTCGAGGCGGCTGCCGCGAACTGCGGGGCATTGCTCAACTGCGCGCTGGCCGAGCCGACGCCCGTCGGCGCCGCGGCGATCAAAGTCTGTGTGAACAGCGCCCCGCTGGCCGCAGCCAACCCGGCTGCCGTGACCGTGAACGTCGTTCCGCTACCCAGCGCCGCCGAGGCGTAACTGAGGCCCGTGACATTGGCCGCGAGCGTGATGCCCGTGAGCGGTGCTGCCGAGCACGACACAATACTCGAGGCCGCCGCGCTCATCTGAGCCGCTGTCGTGAGCGTACTCGCGCTCGATGCAATGGCGCGCGCGGCGCCAGCCAGGTTGTTGCCGGTGGACAGCGTCGCGGTCGCGGTCGCCATCCCACGCATGGGCGAGGCCACCAGGAGCGTGCCACCGTTCTCAACCCCGACGCCGCTACCGCCCTCAACCAAGAGCGCGACAGCGCCCGGAATATCGGTCGCGAGCAGAATGGCCGTGTTGAGGGGCGCGGTGGCGCGCGCGATGGCCGCCGACACGGCCGAGGCCACGAGCGCCTGAAATGGCACGTTGTTCGAGCGCGGCGGCGTCTGAAACTGGTTATTGCCGAAGGGCCCGACACCCGGACCCGGCTGCGACTGATAGCCGATGAAGCCGCCCGAGGTGACGAACGTCGTCAGACCCGCAGCCCCCGAGGCAATCGACCCCGCTGCTGCCGCCCAGGACTGCAACTGCGACAGCGTGGCGCTGACACTCGCGATCGAGCGGGACGCGCCGGTCATCAAAAACCGAGGGCCCGGGGCGATCACGGCGCGTGGCGAGCTCAAAAACTGGTTGTTGTTGAACGGGCCCGCGCCACCCGGACCGGGCTGCGGCACAAATCCCAAACCGCCGGCCGTCTGGAACGAGGACAGCGCGGCACTGATAGACGCCATGCCGCTGGCAGCAGCGCCCCCCAGTGCTGATATCGGGGGAATAAATCCTAAGGGCGAGGCGCGAAATTGGTTCGCCAGATTGGCCGGCATCAGTCCCGGGCCCGAGACACTCAGTGAGCGCGCGGGCGGCGTTGCGACGGTCGCATCGGCCAGGAACATGCCAAAGACGTAATACGTTTCAGACGCAGTTTCTTGCGAGCCCGCCGTGGGGGTGATGGTTCCCGGCGCTGTTAGATGGGCTGACTCCCAAATAAACGCATTGGTCGCAATGTCTCCGCCGTAGTTGACAAACGAGCTGCCGAACTGGGCGAAGGAGACCGGCGAAGTGCCGACAATAGGCGTGTAAGAAGGAGAGCCTGCGCCGTTGCTGCCGCTGGCCACGAGCATGACCAACAGGCCATTGCCCGATCCGCACGCCAGACTTCCGGGGTTGAGCGTGTTCGCGCCATTCGTGATGCTGTTTCTAATCGCGGCATTGTGCGCGACCAGAACGCCCGAAGGGGGCACGTTCTCGACCTCGAGCACCATCCCGACAACCGCATCGCTGTCGTTGTTGCAGGTGAGGATCGGACCGAACCCCGCCTGGGCCGAGGCGGTGGCGGAAAGGTGAAGTGCGTCTCCCCAGGTAACCGTCGTAGAGCCATTGGTCAGTGTGGCTGCACGAACATCCGTGCTACTGAACTGGATGACGTAAGTATGCGTCGCTCCCGCCCAGGCGGAACTGAGCGTGGCGCTCGTCGCTCCAGAGCTCAACGCACCGGTGAACGTGATCGCAATCGGCGCCGGCAGCGATAGTGAATTTGCGCAGATGAACGTCGCAAAATTGTACGCACCCGACTGCGACAGGTAGTCGATCGGGGTGTAGGTCTGCCCCAGCGTATCCGTGCACGTGAACGTGTTGGCGGATACGTCGAAACTGCTGGCCGCCGCCGCAATGATCGTGTTGCCCGGCACCGTCGCTAAGGCCAGCGCGGCACAGATGGGGTTTACAAACGAACTGCCCGGTTGCGACTGGCTGAATGCGCTTTGTCGGATGTCAGCCATTGTTCACAAACACTCTGTCAGGTCGCTTTGATTTGCCCGCCTTGGACGGCTATCGATCGGTCTGGATCACGTGCGGCTGTACCGCAGGTTATTGAGGGCGGCTCGTTGACTCGGGCCGGTGCGAGTGTAGAAAGGTGCCTTGTACAGGGTGGTGCGCGAATAGGTCCACGTTGTATCGGAGGTCACATTGGCGCTGATGGCAGATCCCGCCCCATTGAATATCTGCCACGTGCTGCCAGGGCCTGATCCACCCGGACCCGTGCCGGCCGTCAGATTCGCCTGAACCCAACACCCGGCCGGTATTCCGGTGCCGGTGATGAAGCCTGACTTGTCGAAGGCCCCCGCGCCGCCAAACAGTCCCGTGCCGACGGATGTGACCGAGCAAGTCGAGCCCGCGCCGCCGGAGCCGTTCGAAATGCTGCCCGTGAATTTATTGCGCGTCATCCCAAACGCAGCCATCGGGATCTTGAGAGTGACCCAGGTGTTGGCGGCTACAGCGCCTTGCGCGTAGGCGAAGCCATCAAACTGCGGGGCCAGCCCAAACAAATCCCCGGGCGGCACTCGACTGACGCTGCCCACCCCATCCAACGCCCATCCGGTGTAGGTCGCGCCCGGATTGACATCAACAATCAGGTAGCCGGCCCAGCCGGTCTCCAGCGACCACTCCGGGCACATCGGCGTATCGCTGGCGAACTGCAGTCCCTGATCGACCGCCCACTCCCAGCAGAACGGACCACCCTGCGGATTGAAATTCGTCGAGTTATAGACCGAGGCCGGGCTACCGAAGGAGACTTCCTCCGCGTTCGGCAAAGCCTGCAGACCGTGACACAGCGTATAGCCGTTACGGTAGAGCCACAGTGCGATGTTGGTGCTCTGAGCCCCTTCCGTCCCGCCAATCAACGTCGAGACGTTGTAGTCGTATATATTGTTGGGACCTGTGTTCAGGTCGTTGCTCGAGTTGGTGGCGGCCGTGTCTATGAAGATGCAGGCGGTGAAGGTCTGTGAGCTCACCGTCTGTGAGATGTTCAGCGGATAGGTCCCTGTCCCACCTGTGCCTGTCGTTGTGCCGTTCTGATTCGCTCCGGTGTAACGATCTGAAATCGCGGTCTCTGCGACGACGCTGCCGTTATTCGTAGAGAGGACGGTTCCGGGGAAGATGTTGCCCCCCGTTCGATCGGTCGTGACAGTGAGCTTTGCGCCCGGACTGTTTGGCGCGATCGACCCATCGAAGCTCTGCGGCTGAACGTTGGTCGCATACAGCGTGAACGCGCCGCCATTGACCGAGCGGTAAATGTTGTAGCCGGTGGCGCCTAAAACGGGATCCCACTGTATCGCCGTGATGCTCGAATTCGAGCTTGGATGCGCGCTGTCGAAGTTGTTGGGGCCGCCCTGGTTGATCCAACGTACGTTGGCCGGGGCCGCGAGCGCCCCGCCGCCGGTGTTCGGCGTATACGCCCGATTGCTTGGACCGAACCAGCTCACGTGACTGCTTTAGTTGCGCAGGCTGTTTTCGAAGTCCGTCACGGTGATCGTGTTGGATGCGCTCGCAACCGACCAAGTGCCGAAGCAATCGAAGAACCCAGATACCGTGTTGTCGAAACCGGTGCCCAGGCCCGGCGAGGTCGCCGGCAGCGGGATGTAGGTCCCGTTGATGACAATGTGCCCGATGCCGCTCAACTGCGTCGCGGTACCGGCGCCCACCGCCTGAGCGGTCAGCTTGATCTCAGCCTCCCATGACGCATTGGCGAGAGAAGTTGCCAACGTTGGCGTGGTGCCGGTGAACACGATGACCGAGCCGACGCGGCAGTCGAGCGTGAGCGTGCCGGGCGAGGATGCGGCGGTCGAGATCTTGCCGCCCAGCGTCACGACAAATCGCGTGCCCAGGTTCCACAGGTTTGACGGAACGTTGAAACGTTCGGCCGCCGGCAGGATGGAGGTTGCGGTCGTGGTGTTGGTGAGCGCGGTACCGTTCTCGCGGCTCGTGGCCAGCGCCTGGGTCCAAGCGTTATTCGACATTTAGGAATGCTCCGAGGAAAGTTGTGTTGGTGCGCGCTGAACCGCTGCGACTAATTGTCGACTTGGACGCTGAATGAAGCGGCCGGAAATGAGGGACTTGCATCACCACTTGAGACGCTTTTTGGGACCGTCAGCGGCGCCCACACGAACATGTTGCCGGCCGTCAGTTGGTCCATCAGCATCGCCGCGCCGATCTGCGCGCTGCCATTGGCCCAGTTGCCTGTTGGCGCCGGGAACGTGACGGCGGAGTTGTTGGAAGTGGTGCCACTCGTGCCGGTGGAGGTTGTGACGGATGCAGCCGCCTGCGTGCCGGCCCAATCTGTGAGCGCCGCGACAGAGCCGGCCGCCACCTTCACGCGAGCGTAGGAACCGCTCACGATTTCGGTGAAGCCGGACGGGTAGCCCGTGCCGGTGTCGATGATGTTGGACAACTCGGTGAACACCGCTGTGCCGTCCGTGATGGCCTCGCCGGGCACGCCGAGGTAACCGGCCTGACTCACTGCAGTCGTGCCAGCCGTGGTGCAGTAGTACAGATGCTGCTTGGTATCGCCGCCCGCGCCACCGTTGGCCGTGAGGCTGATGCAATCATTCAACACGTAGGCGGTGCTGTTGGCGCGCTGGCCCTTGTTGACGGCGAACAGCGCCATGTAAAAGGCGATCGGGGACGGCATGCCGGATACGGCCGTCCAGGTCACCGTGCCGTCGGTCAGGGTCGAGCCGACTGCCGGCACAGCCAACGTGTTGGTCGAGCCGCTGGTACCCGCAGTCGTGCATTGCAGGAATTTGCCGCCGCCTGCGGTCATGTTGGCATGCGGCACAGCCTTGTCGCCCACCACATAGGCGGTCGTGGCCGTCCAGATGCCCTTGACGACCGCGGTGCTATTCACCGTGCCTGCGCTGTTGAGCGCGCCACCACGAAATACGCCATCGATCTCGTAGTTTTCGTAGTAGTTGGACTTGTTCGCCATGTGTTCGGGCTCCAGAAACGAAAAACCCCGCTCATGGCGGGGTTCAGGGTGTTTGAAAAGTTGAGGTCTACTTCGACAACGAGAACGACAGCACCTGCGGGGAACCCGTGGGCGCGTCCGTGTAGGCAATCGAGATTGAGAGCGCGCTGGCATCGGTGCCGTTGGCGCCCGTGGTCACCGTGATGACCGGCGCCGGATTCTTGGCCACCACGTCCTCGAGTAAGATCTGGGACGTGATGAGCGCTGTGATCTTGGCGACATCATTGGTCTGCCCGACATACGCCGGCAATCCTGCGCCGTAGGTGGGCTGAAACAGATAGTCGCCGGGATTCGTGAGTAGTCGACGCAACACGCGCTGCTGGCCGAGCGTCGTGCCGCTCACCACCTCGATGTCCTGCGTGTTGGAAAGCGTGAAGTCCTGGCCCCAGAACTGCGACACGTCGCTCAGTGAGAGCTGAACGTTCGACAGCCGCGCAACGATAGTGCCGGGGTTTTGAATCGGTGGAACCGGCGTCGGCGGCGGTGGGGTGACCGTACCTCCGCCACCCGTGCCTCCACCGGTGCCACCGCCTGTACCGCCACCCGTGCCGCCGCCATCCGGCAACGGGGTTGAAATGCTCAATACGACTTGACTGAACGGGGCGGCAAAGGCGCCCGCTGCCGGGGTCGAATCCAACACCACTCCGGGCGGGCCCGCATCCGGCACCAGCACCGGCCGCGGCACCAGATAGACCGCTTCGATGGCGGTCTGGGCATCCGCTTCGGCCAGCCCGATGAGCGGCTTGGGCAACTGCACGTTGCCGACGAGGTAGACGACCGAGCCGGGCGTTGCGTTTTTCGCAAGGTCTGCGCCCTGAAGCGCAATCGTGTAGATGCCCTGGGCCGTACCCGCGCCAGCCAGTTGATTGCCCGTGACAAAGATGCCGGGTGGCAGACCCGACACCGCTGTGACTGTGATCGGGTCGCCGGTCGGACTGGACCACAATCCGGCCAGGGGAATCGGTGCAATCGGCGCATTCAGCGCGCTGAAATACGGCGTGCCGACGGGCATAAACTGCGGCGGTGAATCGTTGATGAAGCCGGTGACCAGCCCCGACCAGGTCGCGCTCGACACCTGGAAGATGCGATACGCGAAGCTCTGTCGCGAGCCGTCGCCGGCAAACTCCGGCGTACCGGTCCCGGTGATCGCCAGGTCATCATTGCCGGGCGTGGTGAGTTGATCCGACTCGATGACATCGCCGGCAACCGCTGCCGGTGAGGCGCCCGTCAGGATGGAGACGGTGCCGACAGTCGGCGGACCGGTGACGACCGTAAACTCACGGCCCGTGGTTGCGAGCAGGAACTGGCCCAGCAGCGCGACAACGGAGGAATTCACCGTCGTCATGTAGACGCAGTAGAGGTCGTACAGCGCGCCAGTGAGTGCGCCGCCGAGAACCGCGGTGCTGGCTGACCCGCTCGAGGCCGAACTGACCGCGGCCAGCGCGGCGTTACCGAAACTATCCTGACCCGCATCGATCTGCGTCGCGGTGGGCGTAGGCGAACCGGGCGCCAATGCAACGGCCGAGAAGGTGCCCGCGCCGCCGGTGGGCGTGTAGGCCAAGTTGTACTGACCGGCCGGGATCGCGGTTGCAGACGTGACGGTGGGCTGAGACGCAAAGCCCGCCGTTGGAGCGGTCAGCGTCTTGAAGGCAATGATCCAGCCGTTGCAGGTCTGGTTGGTGTCGGCCTTACTGCACGTCTGGCCGCCCAACGCCGGGCTCGTGGCGGTGGTCTGTTGCCAGTAGTTGATCGTGCTGACGATGCTCTGGCCGGTCGGCACGTTCGCTGCCACGAACGGCGTGAAGCCGGTCAGGTTGCCGACGGTCTCGCCGTCAGACGCTGAATTCTTGTAGCGGTAGCCTAAGAAAAACAGGAAATCGTTGGCGTTGCTGATCGCGCAAGACGGCGAGGCAATCAGGTTCGTCGAGTTGGCCTGTCGAAACGAGCCGATCTCAACGCAGCTGCCGATCGGCGCGTGACTGCCGCGCGTGACGACGCAAATGGAGCTCGTCTGAAAGCCGCCGCTCCAGCCCATCGTGGGCAGCGTGTCGCCGCCACCTAAGTCCTTATAGAAAAAGGCCTGCAGCGCGGTGGGGGGATTTGCGGCGGCGGGCGGAACGGTCCAGCCGGCCGGCGCAGGCTTCGTAGCCCCGCCCTCGTACACATCCGTGTAGATATACGCACGATCGCCGGCCGCAGGCGTGTAGCCGGTGGGCCATACGGGCGTAGTCGTGCCGCCGCCGCCGTGTTGCCAGACCGGCGTGCCTTGGGGGGTCAGTGCGCTCACGGGTTAGGGCCAACTGCTCGGGTAGGTAGTCGTGGTGAGCGCGATGCCGGCCGTGACGCCATTGACCGCGACGTTGCCGCCCTGCGCGGCCGAGCTTAGGAAGTCCAGTAGGTTCGGATGCGCCGTGTTAGTGCGATTGCGGTTAGGTCCGGTGAACGTGTTGTCGAACCAGACCATGTGCGTGGCTTTCATTAGGTTGGCCTGGGCCACGATGTGGGCGCAGACGCCGTCGCCGATGTGGCGCGTGTTGCCGATGGTGGTGTTGGTGACGATGTCGTACGAGAGGTCCTCACCCTCGACCTGCCGGTGATTACCGGCGCCCATCGTGGTGTAGTTCGGCACGCCGCTGGCCGGCACGCCGCCGTTGCCTAACGCTGCCGTCAGGCCGCGCGCGCGCCAGTCCGCATCCACCGAGCGAAACTGCGGGCCGGATTCGTTCGCGGTGTCCGGGCCGCCCGTGTTCCATTTGGACGCAAAGGCGGCGGCCAGGAACTGATCTATGGCGCCCAAGGACTGCAGGTAGTTCCCAAGCCAACGCAACTGCGTGGTGGGCCATGCGGCGCGAATGGCCTGGAAGTAATTGCCGGGGCCGATCATGGTGCCGATCGCGCCCGCATCCGAGTAACTCGTTTGCGGATCGATCGCCGACTCGTCCAGCCAGCTGGTGGACTCGAGGTTCGGGTGTGAGTCGAAGTGATTGCCGTATGCGGTGGCGAGGGCGATCAGGCGCGTCATGACGGCCGGCACCCAGTAGCGGTAGTAGCCCGCCTTGCCGACCGTGTTGCCGGTGTAGGAGTTGATCCAGACGCCGCCAAATATGCCGTTGCTCGAGGCGGTGTTGGGACCGTAGGCGCTGCCGGCGAGGTACGCGGGCGCGAATGCACTGGGGAACGAGGTTGACTGCGCGCCAGCCGCTGAGGCGCCCAGGTACGAGTAGTTGTGCAGCATGAACTGCACGCCAATCGCGGCCGCAGCATCCAGGAAGGTCTGAACCAGCTTGAAGCCGCCCATCTGGTCGACGTTGGTCTGCGAGCCCCAGGAGCCGTCGTACTGCGCGGCACCGCCGACGAGGGCGGGATTTTCCAGCGCTGCCCAGTTCCAAAAGACTTGCACGCCCCGCAGTTGCGGGTTCGCCGCCTTCAGGGACTTCATGCGCGCGAGCTGCGTCGAGAACGAGGTGTTCTGGTCGAGCTCGATGTAGAAAACAGACGGGTTGAATTTGAACTTGCCGCTACCGCTGCTGGCGGCAATAAACGACCAGGTGAGCGGCGGCGAGTCGATGGTCAGACCGAAGTACGTCGCGCGCAGCAGAAACACACCCTGCGCAGCGGTCGACGGTCCGGGATTGCTGCAGGTGTTTCCCGCGCCCGGTGAGACCCAGCCGGCGGACGTGGCGCCCGACACAAACACGACGTTGATCGTGGTCGCCGCGACCGCGGTGGGGTCACCGCTCAAGGCCATGCGCGCGTTGAACGAGGTCGCGACGTTGACCGGCAGGCTGTTGAGGTTCGGCAGCTGGGCCGGCACCCAGGCGAGGTTCGGCGTCTTATTGCCGGTGGGGAACAGGCCGTCGAAGGTCAGGTCAAAACACTGCTTCAGGGTCGCATTCAGCGGCTGCAGGACAATCGACACGGGCGTCTCTCAGCTCGTGCGCGTGGCGCGGGGGCAGCGCGCCAGGTGAACGGCAAAGCGACGGGCGTTCTCGGCGCGCAAGGCTTGGGCGGCGATGCTGGTGCTGCCGTCGTCGTCGCTGTACGTGACTTTCAGCCAGTGCTGGAAGGTCGCGTGTGAGCGAACGTCGGGCGCGGGCTCGTCTCCGAAGTATTTCGGCTTGAGCATCGGGACAAGGAACCTTGGGGTCGAGGGAAAAGGACTGCGCGAGCGCCGGCTACTGCCAGAATATGGGTTGGATTGATCCGGGTGCGCAGTGTTCGGTTAGACCGGCAGGACGTACGGCTCAGCGCTGTACGTGTAGCCTGCGAGGCCGGTAATGCCAAAGCCTTCGAGCGGCTGACCCACGTTGAATCGCGTGGCCACGTCGACGGCGCCGTGCTCGGTCATCGCGTAGGCGCGAGCGCGGTCACGGAGGAATTCGGGGTAGCGTCCGCCCATGGCAGCGGTCCAAAAGATGGTGCGGCCGTCTTGTGCCGTGCCCTTGACCACGAACTGATGGGCGGGGTTGGGCATGGGCTGTTTGGCCGGTGGTCTAGTGTGAGGCTCGCACCTTAGGGGGGTAATTGTTCGAATAAAAGCTTGGACCCTTCGAGGTAGTCGCCGACGCTGCGCCGAGCGGCGGATAGCACGGTCCGGAAGCGCCCCTTGGACATGCCGCAGTAGCGGGCTGACACCTCGAGGGGTTGCCAGCGCAGGTAGTGCGTGGTGACGACCTTGCGCTCGATGGCCTTCAGGCGCATGACCGCGCGTTCCACTCGTTCGCACAGCGCATCAGCCTCCAGGGCACCCCCTCCGCCACGTGAAGCTGCCCCAAAGGCGCCAAACTCGGCGATACGGGCCAACAACGTGCGGGGCGGCCATCCCAGACTACCGAGTGCGCTGCGGGCCCAGCGTGCCCAAGCTTCGAGGGCGACGTCCGCCTCACTGGAGTTTTTCTCGAGCGGTCGGCCGGGGCGTTCCTGCGGGACAATCGTCGGTTCGCGGTAGGCGCTGGCGTGCGCGACGCGAATCTGCCGACCACCGCGCAGCACTTGCGCTTGCATGGCCGTGTGAACGGTGCGCAATCGGTGCGCTTTGGGCTCAACGGGGGGTAAAGACTCGGCCGAATCGACCGGGGCGTACTCAACATCCGCTACTGCGTTCATGCGATCCTGATTGATGCCCCGCTGCCACGGGGCTTCAGGGCGGAGCATCGCCTAAGGCGGGACGGTTGGGAAGGGTTTACCCTCATAATTCAACCCAGTACGATTCGCTCGATGGTGCAGAAGCTGACTTTGAGCTCACGCGCCAGCACTTTGTACAGTTCGCGTTTGACGCCGGGCCACACTTCCGCGCGGCGTCGCACGTACTGGCGCTGCTCGAAGGTTGTTTTGCGGGGGCGGCCGGGCATTACGAGAACAAGACGGTGCCGTGGAGCGGTGTTTGACAATGGGGGCACACGATCGCACCGGACTCATCTGCCAGGACGCATACATCTCCATGGCATGCCAAGCATTGGACGAACCCCATGACCGGGCGACGCAGGCCCATCTCGTAAAACAACTTGGCTGTCTCGGATTCCGTCGGCGCCGGCATATTCGCCAAACACTCCGCGCACGTCTGTCCTTCGGACTCGACACGCAGGAGTGAACATTCGCGGCAGCAGTGTTTGAACATGTGTCATCGCTTCCGAATCGCAGTGGCCGGCGCCACCGCAATCTTCGGCCCCTCCAATGCCTCAGCCTGCGCGTTGAGCCTGCTTGCAACGAGGTGATTGAACGCGGGTGCGCTCAAACCGTTCTCGACTGCTGAATCGATCAGCGCGCCAAGCGTGAGCTTCAACATCTCCAACTCGATCAGCAGGTTCATCGGGTTGAACTGCAGCTGGCCGCCGGGGGCGATGGCAAGCGCGTAGGCTTTGGCAAAGCGCGCGTTGGCGGCGGCCAGGGGATCGGGTGGGGTGGTGCCGTTGAGGGGGTCGGTCATGTGTTTCCTAAATGCTGGTTAAAGAATTCCTGCACGTCATCGACGTACTTGCCATCCTTCCATGCATAGCTCGACCAGCCTTGCATGAGGGATCGTAGACGTTCAATTTCGTCGTAAGCAACTTTGGGCACGATGACGTGCGTCCAGTATCGAGTCGGCTCCAGTTGCAAATCTAACTCACGCCACTCGCCGGAAAAGCCGGCAGGCAGCACGAACGTGTCAGGATCGCACTTCCCAATCACCATCCAGCCTTCATGCGGCGCCAAGATGCCCCACTGCTTGACGCTGCCATCGGGAAAGCGCCGCACGCATAGGGTGGGATTCCAAAACAATTGCGGTGGCTGCTCGGGCTGGGCTTGCTTTCTGCGGAATGGCCACATCAAGGTAACTGCTCAGCGGTTCCAAAGTAGTACGGCACGGACTCGAATGGCTTGCTGCCGTTGATCGGTTCGCCGCCGCTGAAGCGAATCACATCGCCGCGATAGTCGTGATAGCGGTAGGCGTAGCCATCGGGTTGGCGTGCGGCCGGCGTCGATGGTCGGGAGGTGACGGGGATTCGGCTCATAGCAGCGCATCCTTTCGCACACAGACCCAGTCACGTGTGATCAACATGCCGCCGTGAGCCTCGCAGGCGATGCGCCTATGTTCGTATTCGCGGTAACTCCACATCACTAGTCCCATCAACACTATCAGGATGACTGCAAAAATAACGAAGTAGATACCTTCGTCAGCCCATAGCTCTCGGAATTGGCGGCGGTTCAATCGGGCTCCTCCAAAAGGTCGGGGGGAATTCGGCTCAACAGATCCCGGACAGCCGTGTCGAACGACTCTTGCTGGCCGAGCGAATGAATTGCGGACTCGAACTGTGCGTAAGCTTCGCCAATCTCATCAATCAGGCGCTGTTTTCGTCGCTCTAGGTAAGTCACGCCGCCACCGTCGCGCCCATAGTGCGCATCACATCGTCCGCATCTCGCCAGACATAGTACGGCGCGCGGTGCAGCTCGCACCAACTCATGAAACGCTTCTGCAGCGGCGTGTATTCGTGAATCGTGCCTTCGCGCTCAGGCAGTTTGATCTCGACCACCTTCCACACGCCGCGAACGAAGATCCAGCCGTCGAGTGGCCCTCCTTCCCACCAATGACCGCCCAGTTGCGCGGCCAACTTGACCAACTCGTTTTCGTTGCCGTCGCGGTGGACGTCGGCTAGGCGATGACGACGGGGGGATTTCATGGGTCTGACCTCTCACTGAAATCAGCGCACGTCTCAGCGGACTCCATGGCCTTTGCTAACTCGAAATCAACAGGTCCCTCCGTGAGATATTGCTTCCAGTGATTCTTGGCGCAGCTCATGGCGGCGTCTGCGCTCGTCCACGAACCGGTCCACGAACTGCCGCATGATGTTTCTTTGGCGTCGTACCTGAGATGCGCGCAACCGATACAGTACTTCACGCCACCACCTCCCTTTCCCGTACACAATCGCTCGGCACCTCGTCCAACCTGCACAACTGCTGCCAATCTTGGGGTGGGCGGCGTTTGCGAAGATTCTCAGGCATGGCGCAGTAACTCGCGCACGCTTCATCCCCCGGGGACTCGATGGAATAAGCCCAGGCCCATATCATCGTGCCGTCGTTAAGCACGATCTCGCCATACTGCAACGCTGAAATGACGGTGACCTCTCGGCCGTGGCGCGGCATGCCCGGATCGTGAAAGATCGCCACCTCACCGACTTCGAAGGTGCTCATGCGCCCCTCCCCAGCCCGTCGGTGATGTTGCTGGCGCGTTTTCCGCGAGCGCTTAGCTCATTGGCAACACCAACTTCGGATTCAGCCGAGTCATCGAGAGGTGGGAGCGGCACATTCGGCATCGTGCCTGGCACTGGAGTCTCGCCTGGAGTTAGCGCTGCAGTCTGCGCGGCGTCGCTTTTGCTGCCCACGGGCGGATCAATCTCGACGCACCCCAGCGGCATTTCACTTCGCTTGCCCGACCACGCCTCACCAGTCCTTCCGTTGTGCCACCAGACCAGCATGTCGGGATCATCCTGTGCACGTGCAACCTGAGCGACGCGCCGGCCAAACTCGAAATACAGCTGCCCCGATGCTTCGACCAAGTGCTTCGCCTGGCGGATCTCAGGACTCGCATCGCCGTGGCGTTGAGCGATCTCGTCGAACCAGCCGAATTGATGATCGTGACGGCGCGACGTGAGCTTCGGGCGGTCCAGCACATCGAACACCGGCTGCTGCGTGTCTTTGTCGAGCGCGCGCGTCAGATGCGTCAGCTCGTGATCGATCAGCGCATTGCGCTGGCGCTGCGAGAGCGTAAGCCAGTTGGAGCGGTCGACGATGATCGTGGCATCAGCAACACCCAGCGCGCGTTCACGCAGCGGGGTAATGCGCACGACTGCTTGAGCGGGATAGCCTTGATGCTTCAATACGCAACTGGTCGCTTCCGTGTCGAACACAAACAGCGCTGAGACGGTGACGCCTTCCAGTTCGGCGTGGTGGTCGTCTTGAATCGTCGCGATACAGGAATCTACGTTGGGCGCGGGTGAGTAGGTTTTCATGCGGTTACCTCGGATGTTTGATGTTGATCGTGTTGTGTTTCACGTGAAACAAATACCCTCGGGGGCGTCCAATTGAGCGCATGGACGCCATGTGGCGCTGTATGCCAGCGCGGCGAGCGTCGAGGCAGCGCAGTGGGATTGAGTTTGTGATAGCGGATGCGCAGACACTTGCGGCAATAGCGTTGCGTGAGGCCCGTGGCGCGGACATACGAGTAGATGTCGGGCGGCGTGTCGGGATGCAACTTGCGGCAACTCGGTAGGTGGTTTCTCACGCGCCCTCCTTCGCCAGCTTGCGGCTTGCCTTGGGCACGAGTGGGCGCCCGAAGATGCGCTCGAAGCAGGCGGCGTACGATTCGGGCTTGCCGTCTTTGCGGCCGACGATCACGCACGACAGGCCATTGCGCACGATGCAGGCGCCCAGGCGGTCAGCGTAGGCGGCATAGGGCTCGGCGCTGGCGTAGATGTCGCAGCCGTGGTCTGCCAGGCGATTAGCGAGCCAAGCCTCGGCTTCGACGTGGACGAGCAGGGGGAGGGATTGGCCGACCTGCGGGGCGATTGTGCTCATGGCGCGAAACGCTCCCTTTCTCTCCGCCCTGTCGCTTCCTCGTACCTCATGCGGTCCTCCAGAATTTGCAATTCGTCCTCGCCAGATGCGAAGCGTCGAGCTCGCTCCGAAGGCAACGCCTCGAAGATGGTCAGGCGTGCCGCCTCATGGATTTCCTCACCATTGCATCGGAGGCACTGCTCCAGCTCCTCGTCCACGAGTTCGACCTGCTTGTCGCACCGGGGGCACCGGACTTTCCTCAGTGGCGCAGCGTTTCGCTTACTGACTGAGGAAATCGCCTCTTTCTTCTCAGCGTCCAGGAAATTAAGACGGCCTTGTACATCAGGCACTTGCATGCTTGGTAAGCTCTTTTTAAGGGTATTTGATAGGTCCTCCTCAGTCCGCTGACCAACTGAGGAACAACTGAGGAAGTGAGGAAACAGAAACCGTCCCGTCGCCCAGTCGATGCAACGCCAGTGGAGGCGACTGAGCAGAGGGACTGTGGGGACCTGCAGGGAGGGGCTTGCTTCCTCAGTCATGAGGTGTGTTACACTCGCGCGGTGAGCGCGAAAGGACTGAGGAACTGAGGAAACGCTAGATTTCCCGGCCTCCCAGAACCAACTGTTGGAATGCAACTGAGGAGACTGAGGAAGAATCACATTTCCTCCGTCTCAACCCATTCTAAAACCGGGACTTTTCTGGCCTGCTTGAAGTCGTCGACTTTGACGATCCGCAGCCGCTTCGACTTGATCCAGCGCTCGATCAGGGCCCGAACCTTCACTTTCACACCTGAATCGCTCGGTTCCATCTGCAGTGCGGTCGCAATGACCTTCCCTGCCCAGCCGACCGATCGCGGGTCATAGCGCAGTGATATGAGTGGCGACGGGGCGTCTTTGAACGCCAATCTCACTGCTCGGAATTCGGGTGCCGTGAGATCAAACGACTTGGCAGGCGGATCCCACGGGGTGGCGACTCCGACGCTATCCGCCAGGTAGGGTGCGCAGGCGTTGTCCAGGTCGACGCTTTGTAACTGATACCAGCGGCGCATGAGTAGGGGTGGCGCCATGTTCGCCTTGGCGTTCTGGAGCCAGACATAGCCCTTGCGCTCCTCGGGTTGGATCTCCATGCCCTCCGCTTCCTCGGCGGTCATCTGGGCGACTATGCGAACCGAGCGGCAGGCGCCAATGATTGAGGAGGCGCCGCGGACGTCTTCGGCGGACGGCTCCTGCCCATTCAGTTTTCGAAAGTGATGGGCGAGCTCGATAGAGGCTTGGGTCACTTCGGCAATCGCCCGCAGGATCCGCATGACCCCTTCCACGAGTACGTTGTCGTTCTCGCTAACCCTGTGTACCGATACGAACGGATCGACCATGAAGGTGCAAATGTTGTACTTCTTGATCTCGCTGATGATTTGCTCGCCGTGATCGGTCGGTACGAGCACTTTCCCCCCACCTTCCAGTTCGCGCGCAATCATGATGTTGGTCGACCGACCGGATGTGACGTGCAACCGGTCGCCGATATCTTCCGCAGTGAGTCGGTATTGCATGCAAGTCGCCGCGATCCGGCGCTGCATCTCATCCATCGGATCCTCGTTGTGCAGCCAGACGTGTTGCGGTCCGATCGCCAGTGGCTCATTGCGGCTGAGTAGATCTCTTCCGGTGACCAGGCATAGCGCCTCGACAATGAGAACGGATGTCTTCCCGGCGCCACCGATGCCTGCGGTTGCGGAGACCATGCCTCGCATGTAGTGGTGAGCGTAGAGCCATGGACGCGGAGGAATCGCGAACGGCTCGATCCATACAAAGGGAGTTGCCGTGATGGGTGGCGCAGGCACCTCACCTGTAGATTCGTCCGCACTGGTAGCAGGCAACTGAACAGATGCCGCGGATAAAGCCGGATCCCTGTCATAAGCCGACAGCGGAACCGAGGGGCCGGATTTGCTCTCCAGGTCCAACTTTTCAGCGAGCGCGTCGTATTCATGTGGCTTAACGACCGTGCTCCCGCGCGGCACTGATGCGGGCTGAGGCCTTTGCAAAGCGCGTCCAGGTGGCTTCGTCGACCGTCTTGCCATCCATGACATCCGCCAGAATCAAAGCCGCGACCGTCATCTCGTGGCCGTAAATGTCCAGCACCTCGCGCGGCGTCAGCGTGTTGGGCGCGCGCCGGTAGCCCACATCAGGCAGACGCTCGGGGTATAGATCCGAGAAGCTGAGGCCTATGGCGCCGAGCACAGACTCGGTCTCGCACTCAGCAAAGCAGTGAATCAGGATCCGGCCATCACCCATGTCTCGCATTGACAGACTCGCCTTGCGGTCCTGATGCGCTGGGCAGCGCGCCAGCCAACGCCCCGTGCCGGTCTGCTTGACCCCGTCCAGCGCGGCGAGCAGCACCTCAATATTCGACATGGTTGTTCTGCTGCGGGTTGATCAAGCCAACACCCCCCGCACCCACCCCACCAACTCCCACGCCCCATACACCGCCAGCGCATCCAGGCTGAGCATGGCCGCGAGTAGCATCCAGAAACGAAGCGCAATGCCGCCGGGGCGGATGCGCGGCAGGTGCAGGGGGTTGGGAGGATCCCCCAAAAGAAAACCCCCAAGGTGGCAGCCTTGGGGGTCAGGGGTGACATCGCAGGCTGGATCGCTATCAGCCCGAGAGATGTCCGTCAGCTCCAATTCAGCAAGGTTCATGCCCGCCTCGCCGCATTCGGCGCCAGCGCTGACATAATCTGCAATCGATACAGAATTCATTGCGATCTCCGATGCGCCCTGCCAGGCGCGGTGAATCAAAAAATGTCGCAGTTAGGCGACTATTAAACGAAATGCGGGTGGTCGCCTCCGGTCGCTTAAGTCAAAACCTGTATGAAATCTGTTCAATTCCGGCGCCAATTGTTAAGTCTTAGAATCTTTCGATCTAGAAAACGCGAGTTATGTCGGTACGTTAATTCAAACTGAGTTGCCTAAAAAAACCTGCTTGCGCAGGCTGATGAGGTGACAACAAAGAATGCCTACGCGGCGCCAAACCGATTCGATGAAGCCGACTCGATACACAACTGCGAATGCAGCCTGTCCAGGAGCACGGCCGCCTCGCCACGGGGTGATGCGGTGCGCCCAGTTGCAAGATCTCCAACGGATGACGGCGCGAGGCCCGTGCGTTCGGCAATCTCTGCCAACGTCAATCCAGCTTTCTTGAGGTCCTTGATGCGCGCTTGCCATGTACTCATGCGAGGCAGTCTACGGGATGCCGTAGATCGCAGTCAACGACATGGCGTTACGGTATTCCGTTCTAATAAGAAAAATGTCTACGAACGACGACAGCCTCGCCGGCAGAATAAACAAGCGAATGAAGTACTTGGAGATAGGCGTGCCTGATCTCGTGGCTCGCACACGCCTGAAATACACGACAATCATGGGTATCGTGAAAGGCGAGCAGCGTACTGTCACTCAAGAAAAGCTCTACCGGATAGCGAAGGCCCTCGAGACAACCATGGAATGGCTCACGGTCGGAGGTGCGATCGACCAGAAGTCAGTGACGACACTGGACCAACTGTTAGATCCGTTAGAACTCCGAATCATTGCGGCATTTCGCGAAGCTAACAAGACAAGCAAACTTCGCATTGAGGCCTATGTCGCCGGTCTCGCGCCCGCAGCGCCCGCTGCTTCGAGTGAGTCTAAGAGCCGCCGCCCTTTCGCAAATCGCATTACAGACACAGAGCACTCGAAACTGAAGACACGCTGACGGACCTCGACATCCTAAGGTTACTGGATGAGCCGATCCTTTAGTCGAGCGAAAATAGCGAAAATAGCGGGGAGCGGCGGAAACTATGAAGTTTGTCACACCACAACATTTATTCGCATTCCTGATGTTTTATTTATGTGTTTGCATGTCGCATTTCGCCAGCGCCGCGAATCCGACGTTCCCTTTTACCGTCGAGCAGTTCCGTGCCGCATTCAATGAGCAAGCGCTGAAGGATGAGGTCGACGTCATTCGCTCTGCGCAGCCCGGCGCTGGCGAAGTCGTCTTCAGGTTTGATGACGCCAAATTCCAGCGCGGAGTCAAACTCATGAAGGATATGGACCTGATGAACGGGAAAGTCATCTATAACGCCAAACTCATTGTTAATTTTGAGCAAAAGACTCGACGAGTCACGGGGATCATCATCTCAGGAACGCGCGCCGATCCCATTAACATGCTGCGCACGGTCAGTGCGATCGGCGCCATATACGTCATCCTGAATCCCGGTGCCACTGACAAGCAGACCACGGATTTCACTTCAGACCTGGGTTTGCTGCGCGGCGATGACTCGCCCACCATCGGCATACCTATGAGCAATTTCAGTAAGGGGGGCGCCTTCACCTGTAATAATCAGGACTCCTCCGTATCTGTGGTTTTCGGGTGTTTTGTGGTGCCGCGCTCTTAAAGCATCGCAGGCGCCCTACTCTCTTGCTTCCCGTGGAAATAAATTACGGGATGCCGTTGACATAGATCTACGGGATGCCGTACGCTCTCTCCATCGAAACGGGGAGAGCGCAGATGAAACACTTCGACAACGACTACAGCATCACGCTGCAGTTGATGAAGCTCAGCTCGGGGTTTACGGCGATCCAGCGTATCGCGCTGCTCGAAGCCGGCCTGCTGTTCAAGGTGCTGCGATGATCCGCAACACCCGGCAGAATTGGCAGATCGGCTCGATCGTCCGGGTAGGCTTCCTCCAGCTCAAAATCGTCGCGGCCATCCCGACGCCCAACGATTCTCTCCCAGACCTCTACTTTTTAACGAATCTGGCCGGCGACAAGCTGTACCGGTTTGTTCCCCACCAGGGCCTGACGCGCGTCGAGCTCGCTGACGTCGAGCAGAAGATCGCGAATTACCGCGCCCACGTCGAGCTCGTCGCCGCGCAAGCGATCTCGCGGGCTCAAAAGGCTTCAGCCATCACCAGCCGCTTCGATGCGCTGTTTGCCGAGGTGGCGTGACATGCGTCGCATCGTCTACGTCGCCACACAACATGAAGCCATGCAGGTTGCCCGCTGGGCTTGTTGCTTCGCGCCGGCCGGTCCCGGCGCATGGATGTGCTTCGAGTCGGCCATCGACTTCGCCCAGCTTTCGCAGGGGAAATTGAGATGAACGACCTCCTCAAACGCGTCCTCGACTTCGGCTCCCTCAGCGACCTGATCGGCCACGGCCGCAAGTCCACTGACGGCGCCTTCGGTAACAACATGCGCCGCGGCACTCAACGCCTGCAGCGCGCCACCGGCCCCGGCTCCCTCAACGAGGCGAACGAGATGCGCGCGCTGGTCGAAGCGGGCAAAGGCGACGAAGCCGCGACCTACTTCGAGCGCTGCCACCAAATCAACTTCCGCGCCGGCAAGCCCAAGGTGCGCTGGGGCCGCGAATGGTACATCCGCTACACGGCCAACAAGCTCGCCGCCGAATACGGGAAGGTCCAGTCATGAACGCATCATTCGCCGTCCTCGCAACCCACGGCCCCCTCGAGCCCGCTCCGCAGTGGACCCCCGCCGAGCGTTACACCCGCCTCATCAACAGGTTATCCACAGATGAGCCTCACACCGGCTGGGAATCCACTCGCCAGCTGGGCCAAATCAGTACCGCCGACCTCGTGACCGTCCTGACCCGTGAAAGCATCGTCGCGGCCGACGCCTGCTGCGACGAGCGCGTGATGCGCGACCTCATCTACGCGCTCAATGCCGAGTCGACCAGCGAGCAACTGTCCAACGAGATCCTCGGCGCCGCGTTTCGCCGCGCACTGAAGCAACAGGCGGCGGTGTACTTGCTCGACAAGTTGCAGGACGAATCGGCTCGCGATGCTGAGCGCGCCCTCTTCGTAGGTTAACCGCCATGACAACCGACACCCCCAACCCTTTCGAGCAGGCCCATCCCGTCGCCTTGTACAAGAGCCTGAAATACGGCTATGTGCACGTCTCGGCGTTCTACGGTGAGCGCGATGCGGAAACGCATAGCGGAATGGTGCGCATCAGCGAGCCGGCCACCGTGACCTTCAAGGCACTCGCACACGACGAGGCCATCCTGAACGCACTGAAGACGCTGGACGCCGAGGAGCGCAATGCGCGCCTGGATCTCGACACGCGCCTGAATGAGATCAAACAGCAGCGCGCGAGTTTGCTGGCGTTAACTTACCAGCCCGAGGTCGAGCGATGATGTATCGCTCCCGCCTCAATCCCGACCTGTTAGACCCGCAATACATGTTGTTTTTGCTTGAACTGTCAGTCGCCACCATGACGAACGAATCCCGGTATTTGCGCTGGTTGAGCACCAACCGCCAAACGCTGCTGGCCGAATTTCAGCACAGCGATGAGCCGGACCCCGATCCGCTGCTGGTCGAGTGCACGTTCGGCATCTGGGCGCGTCGGAAGTTTCGCGAGACCGTCTCAGCATGAACACCGCAACCCCGATTCCAGCGCCATGGATCGCCAGCGAGAGAGGCGGCGTAGTTGTGGTGATGAGCCAGCATGTCCGACATCCGAACGCGCAAGGCGACTGGCATGACGTTGCCTACATGTGTGTATCAAATGGCGTCACGCTTGTGGATGCCACGTTGATGGCCGCGGCACCGGATCTACTGGCCCTCGCCAGAAAGCTTGCGAGCGAGTGCGCGGAATGCGGCGGAAGTGCCGAGAAGGTCCGCAGCACCGGGCCAGCACCCGAAGATGAATACGCCGAACCTTGTGCAGAGTGCGCCGACATCTGGGCCGTGATCAACAAGGCAGAGGGAAAGTCATGATTATCGAACAGCCGTCGCCGGTTTGCGTTCCCCCGCGCACTGCCCGTTTTGCGCTCACACGGGCTGAGAAACCGGCGACGGGCTCGGAGTCAACATGACCTTCGCTCATAAATTGATGGATGTGTGTCTGTGGATAGTCGCGATCCATTGGTTTATCGGCTTTCTGGCGCGCGGTCCGAAGCCTGCCAGGCGCAACCGCAAGCTCCTCGCGCCGTCGAGCAGCTGCGAGCGCACGGCCGAGTGGCGCACGCATTTGCCGAACATGGTTCGGCGTCAGGCTGATTAATTCAACTCAACAATACCAAGGAAGCTCAAGTGCCTCATTACGTATTCGAACACAAACAGAAGGACGACTTCCGCAACGTCAATGGCGATCCGATGCCAATGCGCATCGTGGAAGCCAAAAACGAGGCGCAGGCGACCGCCCACATCATCCAGGCCACCATAGCCGTGCGCAAGGCGACGCCACAGGATTTCATGGCGCTGGCGGTGTCAGGTGGTGAAATCGAGAAGGTGAAGTAACTTCAAAGACTGATCGAGCGCAACTAAAACAACCTACAGGAGCTATAGAACTATGAGTATCGCCGTAATGGTGCTTGGTCAGTCCGGCACGGGAAAAAGTACGAGTCTCCGGAACATGGACCCGTCGCTGACCTTGCTTATCAAGGTCGTTGACAAACCACTCCCGTTTCGCGCGCCCGGATGGAAGTCCATTCGAGACAACGGGAATGTCTTGGTGGCTGCCAACTCGACAACGATTTGCGCCGCCATGAAGAAGACGACGCGACCGATCATTGTTGTCGATGATCTGCAGTATCTACTGGCCACCGAATTTATGGAGCGGGCACACGAGAAGGGCTACGACAAATTCACCGAGATGGCTCGTCATTACTATGACGTGCTCACGTGCGCCATGTCGTTGCCGCACGAGAAGCGTGTCTATCTGCTCTCGCACACCGATACCAGCGAATCCGGCCAGGTGAAGGCGAAGACGATTGGTAAGCTTTTAGACGAAAAGATTACAGTTGAGGGTCTCGTGACAATCGTCGTGCGCACGCACGTCATCAACGGACAGTACGTGTTCAGCACTCACAACAACGGCTCCGATACCGTCAAAACACCGCTCGGCCTCTTCGACGAAGAACACATTCCGAACGACCTTGCCGAATTGGACAAGGCGTTGGTTTCCTACTATGAACTCGCACAAGCTGCCTGAACTGGAGAATTCAAATGGGACTGCAACTAAACGCTAACGATGCCCGGCAGGGCGATACGGTTTCCAATGTGATTCGCGAATCGGGCGAGTACGTCGCGACGATCACGCGAGCCGAGAAACTTTTCAGCAGGAATGAGGTAGAGGGCGTTGGCCTGTCAATCCGCACAGATGACGGCGCTACCGCGAACTATCTCGACCTTTACACGATCAAGCCTGATGGCACGAAGCTTCGCGGCTACCACCTTGTGCAGGCGCTTTTGTGCTGCACGAAGGTCAAGAATGCTGACGAAGGCGCCATAAAGTTTGAAAAATGGGATTCGAACGAGCGCCGGATCATGGAAGCTCAAGCTACGGGCTACCCAGCCCTAATGGGAAAGCGCATTGGAGTTTTCCTGCAGCAAGAGTTGCAGACACATTCAACGACGGGTGAGAACGTTGAGCGGCTCAATTTGATTGGCGTGTTTGAAGCTGCGACGGGATTGACTGCGACTGAGATCCTGGACGGTAAGACCAAGCCGGAGCGCGCTGAGAAGTATCGGCAGATTCTTGCGAAAACGCCGATCAGGGACGTGCGAAAAGGTGCGGATAAGCAGGAGGCTCGGCCAAAGCCAGCAAACGGAAACCACCAGGCAGCCGCAAAAACTCAGCACGAGTTTGACGACGACATTCCGTTCTAACACTCGCAGTCAATCTCAGGTAGATAACAACATGGCACGGCCTGCGGCAGGTTATAAAAACGCGGCCGGGAAGCGAATTCCCGGCACGACGACCGTAATCGGTCGATTTAAGGATAGCGGTGCGCTCATGCACTGGGCATTTTCACAAGGACAGAACGGGGCGAAAACGCTGTACGAGAAGCGTGACGAGGCCGCCCTGGCCGGTACGATCGCACACGACTACATTGAGTCATTCATCCTGCAGAAAGATCGGCCGGAGTTCCCGTCCGTCGCAGCCGAGACGCTAGTCAAAGCTGACAACGCCTATCTGCAATTTCGTGAGTGGTGGGATCTGACACGTATGGAAATCGTTGCAACAGAGCGCTCCTACGTGTCAGAACTCCATCAGTTCGGCGGCACGATCGATGCGGTCGGACGTGATGCCAAGGGACGGATCGTGCTGCTCGACTGGAAGAGCTCGAACGGCGTCTATCAGGATTTCCTTGTCCAGTTGGGCGCCTATGCGCTTTTGCTGCAGGAGTGTGCGCCGGCATGGACTCCGGAAGCGTTTCACCTGTTACGTGTGGCCAAGGAATCGGCAGACTTTGCGCACCACTTCTACGGCGAGTTGGAAGATGCCAAGGCGCAGTTCCTGTTGTTCAGACAGGCTTACGACATCGACGCCAAACTGAAGAAGCGTGCAGCATGAGTGCTCTCATCATCGATACCGAGACCACCGGCCTGGACGAGCCGCAAGTGATTCAACTCGCGCTCATGGGCCCGATGCGGGTGTATGCGCCGCCCGATGAAGCAATTCAATGCCTGTCGTTCAAGCCATCGAAGCCGATATCGCTCGGCGCGATGGCAACGCATCACATCATCGAGGCGGACCTGGTCGACGCCGCGCCGTGGCCGGGATCGTGGTCGCCCCCGGTCGGGGCCGAGTATCTAGTTGGGCACAACGTCGATTTCGACTGGAAAGCCATTGGCTCGCCTCACGTCGCCCGCATCTGCACGCTGGCATTGGCGCGGTCACTGTGGCCAGACGTCGAGTCGCATTCGCTGGGGGCACTGACCTACTATTTCACGGATCATCGGGAGGCGCGCGATTTACTCAGGGGCGCTCACGATGCTGCGCGTGATGTTGAGTTGTGCTGCCGCGTGCTCGTTCAGGCCATGCACAAGTTACCCACTGTCTCGAATTGGCACGACCTGTGGATCGCGAGCGAAAAGGCTCGCGTCCCACAGCGTTTCAGCTTCGGCAAGTACGGTCCGAAAGACGGTAAGCCTGGGCGTTTGATCAGCGAGGTCCGCAAGTTGGATTCGGGTTATATCCGCTGGTGCCTCGGGGTCGACGACTTCGCGAAAGACCCGTATCTGTGCAAGGCGCTGCGAGGGGAAGCGACATGACCTCTTCCCTCCCCTCCTGCCAGCGCCTGCACCCCGGCATTCCCTCGCAGATTACCGAGAGTCCGCGCGCCCATCGTAACTGCCGCGTCTGCAAGCGCCTGCGAAACCAAGGTCGGCGCACCGGCCCCGCGCGGTCTCCGGGCATGTTGTATGGAATTGTTCGGTTGTGTTGGACGCCACCGGAGCGATTGCTGTGAGCCTCGCCACCCTCGGGCTGCAGCTCGTCGAGCAGCGCGACGAAACGCAGCTCGCCCGACGCCAATTGGCCGAATTGCAGGAGTTGATCGCGTTGTGGTTCAACGAGAGTAATTGCGCGGCTCGTGACTGGCTGTGCGAGTCAGCGCGGCAATATCGTGAAAGGCAGGCGCGGCAGCGGTTCGAGATTCAACAGGCGCGCATTGACATTCACGTGGATGGAGATAGCCGTTCATGATTGGCAAGCAATTCGGGCGGCTCACTGTCACCGCCTTGATAAAGGGCGCTCGCGGCAATAACGGCCAACAGCGAATTGAAACAAAAGCAATTTGCCGATGTGACTGCGGAACTATTGATTTTATCGTAGCCAGGAATCGGCTACGTAACGGTCAAACACAATCGTGCGGTTGTTTTAGGCGTGAGGTTACTTCGAAAAGGGGGCAAAGCCGCCGCGTCCATGGAGAGTCGGTTCATGCAGGTAATACTGCCGAGTATCGGGCGTGGTGCGGGATAATCCAGCGCTGCACAAATCCTAAGTGCAAAGCATGGCCAAACTACGGCGGTCGAGGAATTAAGATAT